AAAGACTGGTTTTGTTACCATTGATCCCCAGGCGTATTCTACTAACCTTGTTTCTGATCTAAGTCCTCAACTTGGTGGTGACTTGGATGTACTTGATAAGGTCATTACAACAACACTTGGTAATGGTGATGTTGTTATTACTCCTAACGGTAATGGTAAGGTTGTCCTTGATGGCTTGCGGTATCCAGAAACTGATGGTACAACTGGTCAGTTCCTTCAAACTGATGGTACTGGGAACCTTACGTTCCAAGATGCTATTACTGAAGTTCTAGAAGATACCACTCCTCAACTTGGTGGTAACCTAGACGTTCAAACTTATGCAATCAATACGTCTACCACTAATGGAGATATTGATCTAGATGCTAACGGTAGTGGTCTGATTAAAGTTACTGAGTATAACCTCAGTCAAGTTCCTGTTGTCACTCAACATGATATTGGTACTGCACCCAATGAAGTGCCTCTTAATGGGATGCTTGGAACAATGGCGTACCAAGATTCAACAGCAGCTAGTGTTGATGATATTGTTATTAGCAATGGTGTGCTTGTTACAGATCTGCCTAGTGGTCCAATTGGGATGATTGCAAGAGTAACTGATGCAACTACACCTGCTGTTGGTTCAACCGTGACTGGTGGTGGTGCAGCCGCTGCCTTGTGCTGGTATAATGGTACCAATTGGACTGTAATTGGAGTTTAATCAATGACTATCAAACATCTATATCCCTCTCAACGTCCTTCATTGGACCTTAATTTTGCTCGTACAAAGCGTTTGGATCCTCGTGTAGATTTCGAACGCTTTTCTGTTGGCACTTATGTTGGCAACGATGGATTGATTAAAACTGCCGTTGACCATGAACCACGATTTGATCATGATCCAGAGACTGGTGAATCATTGGGGTTGTTGGTGGAGGAAAGTAGGACTAACTATGCGCTGTATTCAGAAAGCCCTAGCAACTGGTCTGTTACGGCTAGTAACGGTGAAGCTTTACCAACTATAACTCCCAATTTCTTGGACCCTAGTGGTCAAATGAATGCTGGCAGGTTTCAAGGTGTAAGAGCTGGTACAGGAAATGTTCGAGTAGTGTTTCCAACTTCTGCAACACTACCAAACCCTCATGATGTCATTTATTCTGTTTGGCTGAAGTCAAATACTGGTGCAAATCAAACTATTAAACTTTATATCGCAGTTGCAGATACCATTGTAGAAGTCACTCCAGAGTGGAAGAGGTTTAATTGTCCAGTAAGAACTGCCAGCAGTACTAGTGAGTTTATAGCTTTGGAAATGGATAATTTTACTTCACAAAATTGTGATATTCTTGTTTGGGCTCCTCAACTAGAGGTAGGTACCTTCCTTACCTCCAACATCCCCACCACCTCCAGTACCGTCACCCGAGCAGCAGATGTAGCAAGTATTACAGGGAGTAACTTTAGTAGTTGGTATAACCAGAGTGAAGGTAGTTTGTTCAGCCAGTACATCCCTACGGCTGGATATGGGCAAGTTAAATTTTTAGGTAATAGTTTAAATTCCTGGGGTAATGGGCCTCGATCCGTTGCGGGAGGTGTGTTTGATTTTTCAACAAGATCGAACCAAGGATCAACTTCAGGTGTTTATATTAGAGGCAGAATTGAAGACTCTACAAACTATGGATATGTAATCAAACATGCTGCGGCTATTGCGGACAATGATTTCGCTTGCTACACAAGTAGTTCGAGTGGAGATGTAGATCTAAATACTGGATCGCCTATTCCTGCAACTGGTGGGTATCTCACTCCACTTGTTGATAGACTCATTTTAACTGACGATTTAACAGGAGTAATTCATTTATCCCGCCTCACCTACTACCCCGTCCGCCTCTCTGACACGATCCTCCAGAATTTGACGTTATGACGATTAAACATCTTTATCCAGTTATTGAACCGTCGCTCAATCTGGACTTTGCTAACAGCAAGAAGTTAGATCCACGGATTACTTTTATCCGTGGGTCTATTGGTACATACGTTGGAGATGATGGTCTTATTAAGACTGCTGCACAAGATGAGGCACGGTTTGACCACGACAGTGATGGGAATAGCTTGGGGTTGTTGGTGGAGGAAAGTAGGACGAACTTGCTGCCATATAGCGAAGATGTAACCGATTATGCTTTAAGAAGTGTAACTACCCCTTTTGATTCTTCTTCAGTCAATCCAACTGGATCACTGGGGTCCTATAAAATTCTTTCCAATCCGGGTCCAAGCGCAGCTAGAATAAATAAAAGTTTAAACAGTGCAAATAATATTGTCGTAAGTGCGTTTGTCAAAAAAAGCACTCATAGATACGTTTTAGTTGGGTTTGGAGGAGGAATAAATTCTTTTACTGCACTATTTGATATTGAGCCAGGACTTACGTCTAATCGTCTTTTGGGACAAGGAGGAAACGGAACATTTACAAACATCGATGCAGGGTATCAAAATTTTCCTAATGACTGGATTCGTATTTGGGCAGTTGGAACAACATCTGGCACGGATGGACCAACAGTTGGTCTTGGTCCAGATGCTACTACTTTTAATATCACCACTTGGACGGCTGCAGGCACCGAAGAAATTTACGCTTGGGGATTGCAGTATGAAGATGACACATCCTTCCCCACCAGCTACATCCCCACCGAAGGCTCCACCGTCACCCGCGCTGCTGACGTGGCGAGTATTAGTGGCGATAACTTCGGGACGTTTAGGACAAACCTGCTGCAGTATTCGGAGGAGTTTGATCAGGCGGCGTGGACTAAAACTGGATCTAGTGGTAGCGCAAACGCAATCACGGCCCCCAATGGACTTGTAACGGCAGATAAATTGGTTGAGGATAACTCAACGGGGTCACACTTTGCGAGACAAGACGTTAGCACAACAGCAGCAGTTAGAACTGCATCTATTTACCTGAAAGCAGGGGAACGCTCTCTTCTCAGGATTGAACATGTCGGCAATACTGGCAACGCAGGCAGGAGGATAACTATTGACTTAGCCGCTGGCTCAATTACTGCCGCGTCCACTATTGGGTCCGGCGGCCTTGCATTTGCAGACCAAAGCATTGTTTCTGTTGGCAATGGCTGGTATCGCTTTATATCAACAATCGAGCCAACCACAACAACTGGAGACACGGCTTCGCTCTTGGTGTTCCTGTTAGATGCAGGTGGCAACTCTTCCTACACCGGAGACGGCACCTCCGGCATTTACCTCTGGGGAGCCCAGCTCGAAGAAAGTTCAACCGCAACCGACTACATTAAATCGGATGTGGACTTTGTCTCTCGTGCATCGTCTGCTACTTATTACGATGCTAACGGTGTTATCCAGACTGCTGCAATTGATGAAGCACGCACTGCTGCCTACCTCCCGGATGGCAACGGTAACTTCGCGAGTGCTGGTCCGCTGTTGCTGGAAGATGCGGGGACGAATTTGTTGCTGAGGAGTGAGGATTTTTCCGCCACCAATCCAGAGCAATTAACTTTCAGAGGGGCTGTAACCGCAGATCAAGCTATTGCACCAAACGGAACTTTAACCGCTGATTCTTTTCTTGAGACTGTTGATACTGGCAATCACATCGTTCAGTGCCATGCATATAGCTATACATCCGGCATAACTTATACTTATTCCGTGTTTTTAAGGCCAAACGGGCGTGATACTGGTATCCGTGTAAGAGCTGCAAACACTACTACTTTTGCGGTAGAAGCGTATTTTGATTTAATAGGTAGTGGCTCTGTGGCTTCTGTTGTTGGGGGGACAGCAGAAATACAGAATTACAATAATGGCTGGTATCGTTGCATTCTGACAGGCGTTTCAAATGCAACCGCCCTCACAGGAATGCAGGTTCATTCAAGCAATAGCGTTGGAGATGTAACAAAGGGATTATACATCTGGGGCGCCCAACTAGAGCAATCCTCCTACGCCACCTCCTACATCCCCACCACTACATCTACTGCCACCCGAGCAGCGGATGTAAGCACGTCAGCCGCGACAACGGTGGTTGAAAGCGATTGGTATCGGCAGGATGAGGGGACGGTGTTTGCCAATATATTCAATCGCGCAATTTATTCAGGGACAAATTTATTTCCTTATGTCGCTCAGTTTGATGACGGCACAAATACAGAACGTATCTCTTTGGACCACTCGGTTCTTGCAGGTGGATACCGTACTCAATATGTCGTGCGCGATGGTAATGTAAATCAGGCAAGCATCTCAGCCCAAACAGGCTTGGCTACAAGCGCAGCTAAATGGAGTGCCGCTTACGGCTTAAATTCTTTTGCATCGGCTTCCAACGGAGCAGTAGCTGTGACAGACAGTAGTGGAACAGTCCCTACTGTTAATCGACTGCAAATAGGAATCGGCTTTGGCGCACAGTACAACGGCACCATCTCCCGCCTCACCTACTGGCCCCAGCGTCTCCCTAATGCTACACTACAAGCACTAACCCTTTAAACTATATGACTACTACTTACCTTCGTTTCCCTTCTCAAGAAGTGTGGAAACAAGCTGCTCAAGCAGTTGGCATCCTTAATGTCGTTAACGTAGGCACTGAAGAAGAGCCTGATCTTCAAGAACAATGGAGTTACTACACCCACGAGTGGGCATGTGATGAAGTTGGTACCATTTATAACGACGATGGTGTCTATAACCAAGAGACTGGGGAGGTAATTACTCCCCCTACTCCTATGGACGGCTGGCACGTCAACTTTAAAACCGACAAAGACATTGACTGGAGCGGTTTCCCCGTTCACCCCCAAACCCCTTACCGCAAATTTGCTGGAGAATAACAATGATCACCCTTATCCGTCCAATTCTTTTTTCTTTTCTTCAATCTCAAAGTGTCAAACTACTTATCGTAGATCTGCTTGCTAAACTAGCTGAGTCTACTGATAACGACATTGATGACAAAGCGGTTGAATTTGTTCGTAACGGTCTTTTTCCGAATAAGCAATGATTGAAGCAGTAGTATCTGCTACCGTAGCTGCATTAGCAGCAGGAGCAGCACTTACAAATAGACTACACAACAGAATAACAGAATTAGATACACGTGTTGACGCTTTTGAATTACGGATTGCAACCAGTTATGTTCCACAAGAACAGTTTGGTGAAGCAATTACTAAAATGGAAGCACATATGATCCGCATTGAAAACAAACTTGACCAAATGTTACTTAAGAACAGTTAATTATGACTATTCCCGCAGGTCGTTACCCTATTTTTAGCGATTTTGATACAGATAATGTAACGTTTACTGGTACAACTACTATCGCTACTGGTGTAGTTACTGGTAATGTACATTTCTCCAACCTACCAGGACCTTATGGTAATGATCAAACTGCTGCCACTAATGGTGTGTTGGTTGGTCAACTTTATTATGATGGTAATGGTCATGTTAAAGTAAGGGTTGTATGATGAAAAAGAAAGCAACCGAAGACCAGTTCAACGAGTTGCATAATCTAGTTACGAAGGAGTTCCTCGCCCGTATTAAATCGGGTGAGGCAACTACTCAAGACTTGAAAGCCGCTTGTGACTGGCTAAAAACTAATGACATCAGTGGTGTCGCTTTTGAAGGCAGCCCACTGGATAAACTGGCAAACATCATGCCTCAAATTGACCCAGAACTTGTCCAAACGAGGCTTTATGGCAAGCAGAACGTCTGAGTACTACAAGAAAAACCCTAAAGCTGCGGCTAAACGCCGTAAGCAACAGGCTAAATATCAAAAACAGGATAAGGTTGTCAAGAAACGAGTAGAGCTAAACCGTATTAACCGTCAAAAAGGTACCTACGGTAACGGTGACGGTAAAGATGTATCACACTGTAAAGGTGGTGGTACTCGTATGGAAAAAGCATCTAAAAATCGTGCTCGTAACCGTGGCAAACTTAAGTGTAAAAAATGACCCCTCTGTTTCCTACCCCTGATTACTACTTGCAAAACTTGATAGCTATGACCTCACCAGAAGCGAAGCGCCTGTGGAGGCGCAGTATCAAGGAACATTTCGACCATACATGTATTTATTGCGGAAAGACTTATGACTTATCTCAACTATCTATTGATCACGTCCATCCTCGCAGTCGTGGGGGTGAAGACGTTGCAACGAATGTCGTATGTGCTTGCACCAGTTGTAATCAGGACAAAGGAAGCGAACCCGTCATCTCTTGGATGAGAGACAAATTTGGAGTTAATAGACTCCGTGAAAAACTTATTATGGAGTATATTACTTAATGGATAGAGAAACGAAGCGAGCGTATCAGCTTGTTCAGCTTAGAATTATAGAACATTTAGATCGTTTAGAAGCAGCTCAAAAAGCAAAAATAAAACTACCCAGCGGTGATGTAAATACTATAAAAAAATGGCGGCGATTTGGAGCTGCTTTTGCATGGGATCCTTCAGTATTTAAAGAAGTTCTTGAGGAACCCTTTATGTCTGACGTTGACTTAATTAGTACACTTAGAAAAGGTGAAGACACTTTAATGAGGCGTTGGGGGTACATTAAAGGTATCCCTTTACATCATATTATTGCTGATCGTACTGGTGGTGATCTTGGAATTAGAACCCCAATTGATATTTGGGAAGACACTAAAAAACGTATTTTTGATTTAACAGGAGCAACACCGGGCGATGGTGCTGCTAATTTAAACGCAGCTGGAGCTTTTGATGAACTATGGCATCAAGGTCGATTAGGAGCTAAAGGGACTGTTTTTGCAAAAGCGGGTCTTATACGTCCTGAGGATTTTCCTTATTTACATAGAGCTGGGCAAAATTTAGCTGAAAAACTAGGTAAAGATCCTAAAATAGTCATGGCAACAGCTAAAGAACAAGCTGAGCTTTTGCTTCCCTCTATTAGACAACAACAAGAAAGGTATCAACAGGTTTTAAATTCTGCTCAATACAAAAACCAACTTAAAGCTTTTAGTTTATTTCCTGAGTTTGAAAATTTAGCTGCTGCTAGTCTTCCAGAAATTGAAGAAATTGAAAGCTCAACAAGAAAGACACCAATACCAAGTATTTATGCTAGAGCTGGTTCTTTAATATATGACCCTGTTCAAGCATTAACTGAGTTTTTGTCTTCTGCTGAAGGGCAAAATTGGTACGCTAAAACTACGGCAGAACGCTTGTCTAAAGGCTTAGCTCCATTAAACCCATTTGAAACTATTCAAAAAATAGAATTAGGCTCAGGTTTTGGAACACAAGCATATGAACAATTACAGGATTTTGTTAAGAAAAATGCTGCAGGGGAAGCAATTGGCAGCTTATATTCTATTATGTTGGATCCTGAAATGAAAAAAGCAGTAGAAACAGGAGACATTAACAAAATTACGTCTACTTTGACACGTGATGTTGTTTTAGGTGGTATTGGTCAAGAAGTTTCTAGAAATCTTATGAAACTTTTACCTCAAAAAGCGGTTACAGCTATTGGTTCAGTCGCACCGGCATTACAGGCTGCTGCGCCAATTGCAGCTGTGTCTCAAATTAAAGGTTCCACTGATCCTTTTGTTGAGCAACAACGTAATATAAGAGAATTAGAATCGGGTGATCCGTTTTATCAAAAAGCAGCTCAACGTGTTCCCCAAAAATTTGGCAAACAAGGTCCTGGTGTTGATCGGCAAGGTACCCCAATTGTAGAGCCTGAACCTATGTTTAAAATTGAAGATCCCTTGAACGAACTTGAATACGCTGGTAAACAAATACTTGGTGGTCTTAAAACTGTAGGTGGTGCAATATTGTTTGGCTTTTAACCTATGAACACAGTAGAACTATTACAAAGCGATTTCAAACTGTTCCTACAGGCTCTCTGGAGTGAACTAGACTTACCTTCACCTACCCGTGCACAATACGCTATTGCTGACTACCTACAACACGGTCCAAAACGTTTACAAATCCAAGCCTTCCGAGGTGTGGGTAAGTCCTGGATTACCGGTGCTTTTGTTCTTTGGACTTTGTTTAACGATGCTGAGAAAAAGATAATGATTATCTCTGCCTCTAAAGAACGGGCAGATAA